TGTAACGGTGGAACTGGAGGCTCCGGCGGCGTAGGTGGCGGAGGAAACGGTGGAACTGGAAATTCAGCCGGTTCAAACGGTTCTGCTAACACCGGTGGTGGCGGTGGAGGGGCTAGCGGTGGTACATCTGGCGGCGGAACTGCTGGCGGAAACGGTGGCTCTGGAATCGTTATCTTGAAATACCCTTCAAATTTCACCGCAACATTCTCCGGTGGTGTAACTCAAACAACCTCAACATCAGGAAGTCACAAAATTTCAACTGTTACCGCAGCAGGTGTATCAGATACAGTGAGTTTCGCATAATGGCACATTACGCTTATATTGATGATACAAATACGGTTGTTGCCGTTATCGTCGGCAAAGACGAAACCGAATTGATTGATGGTTTAGATACCGAAACTTATTACGCACAAGGAACGCCGTACACGGTCAAGCGCACCTCTTACAATGGAAAAATTCGTAAGCAATACGCCGGATTAGGCTTTACTTATGACCCGGTCGCCGACGTCTTTATTGCTCCGCAACCCTTCCCATCTTGGAGTCTTGACGAGAATTATGATTGGCAAGCACCAAAGCCAAAGCCCGACGAAGGTTTTTGGATCTGGGATGAAGAAGTAGGTGAGTGGGTTGAGCAAGAAATCTCCGTGGCTTAGCCATGCCGGACGACAACTCCGTGAGCAAATCGACGATCGTTATCCTAACCGCGACCGTCGTTCTGATGGTTGGGTGGCTGACTCGAAACATTCTAAAAAGTCTGATCACACACCTCGAAGAAACGGAGTGGTCAGGGCAGTAGATATCGACGCCGGGTTAGGTCACTCAAAGGCGTCTGGAATGATCGCATTAGCCATCGTCGAAGCAGCCAAAGCCGGAGACAAGCGCATCAAATACGTCATCCATAAAGGTCGGATAGCATCAAAGATCAGGGGATGGGCGTGGCGTCCTTACACCGGGCTGAACCCTCATGAGACACACATTCACATCAGTTTCACTCGCAAGGGTGATCGGGATCGAAGTAACTTCGCAATCTAAGGAGAATCGTGAACGATTACATGAAGCATCCAGCAATTCTCGCGGTAGGCGCATTCCTGAGCGCATGGGCAGCGACGAACTTTGATCTCGACTACCGAGCCGTTCTTTGGTCGGTCGTTGCCGGTGTCTTTGGATACGCGAAGCCCTTCAAGAAGTGAAGGCTGCCGAATGGGTCGGACTGATTGCTGGTCTGACCGGGATTCTTGGTGCGTTTGTAGCCGCGTTGCGATGGACGGTTCATCAGTTTGTCCAAGAGATAGGCAATCAACTATTCACACGGATGGATCGTCTGGAAACTGAGATCGGCGTGTTGACGGCGAGACAGTCAGACATCTATGCCACCATTATCACCGAAAGGGGTTCTCATGGCTCGAAAGACAAAGGCTCAAAAACTCGCAAGCCTGCGCGCAAAAGAGCGAGCCGCTAAGAGAACGAAACCCATCACCGCTCTCGATCTGTGGGCGATCAGTCTTTACGAAGTGACTGAGTCCATGAAGCGAGCAGGTTTTGACGACGCAACGATTCAGGGCTGGCTCTGTGATCAATCCTTGCCAGATTGGGTCTTATCGCCATCGAAGCCGATTGAGGACGATGACGACGAGGAAGAAGAAGATTATTAGGCGAACCGTTGTTATCAGCGATCTCCAAGTTCCGTATCATGACTCAAAAGCCGTCAAAAACGTCGCAGCATTCATCAAGCGATGGAAGCCCGACCGAGTTGCCACCGTCGGCGATGAAATCGACCTTCCTCAGTTGTCCCGATGGGAGCGCGGTCTTGCCGGTGAGTTCGCTGGCACATTGGACAGGGATCGGCGCATCACCCAGGACGTGCTCTTTGACTTACGCGTTAGCGACATGGTCAGAAGTAACCATACCGACCGTTTATACAACTCCATCAAAACCCGGCTTCCAGCCCTAGCAGCCTTACCCGAACTTCAGTTTGAGAATTGGCTTGGGCTTCCGGATCTGGGAATCAAGTTCTGGCGCGACCCTATGCCGTTGGCTAAGGGTTGGATTGTCCTTCACGGCGACGAGGGAGCCGTCTCGCAGAAGGGTGGTCAAACGGCTCTAGGATTGGCTCTAAGGCATGGAAAATCGGTGGTCTGTGGTCACACCCACCGGGCAGGGCTTTCGGGGCTTACGCAGGCTTCTGGGGGCGTTTTAGGGGGCATTCTGTGGGGCTTTGAGGTCGGCAATCTTATGAACTTCCGTGACGCCAAGTATCTCAAAGGCGGTTCGGGTAATTGGCAACAGGGTTTCGGGCTAATTTACGAGCATAAGAACCGGGTGACGCCTGTATTCGTGCCGATTGAGCGTGATGGATCATTCGTGGTCGAGGGGAAGGTCTATGGATGAGATCGTGCCTTTGATCCGCACCATCGATGAGCATATTGACGACTGGGATGCTGCGTCTGATTTCGTTATGAAATCGTTATCAAACAATCAGCCAAAGTTTCACCGCTAAGGCGTAGCCTTCAGCTGCCGGATCAACCCACCGGCAGAATCGGGAAATCATGACCGCTATGGGATTCGACCCATTAGCAATCTATTACATCATCGCACTTATTAGCATTCCCATTCTGGGTCTGCTTTACACCGCAATCACCGAAAACTTCTACTGGAAAGGTTGGCAAGATGGAAAACGATTCGCCGAAGGCAATCAACCCTCAAAGCATTCTCGATGAAGCAGGTTTTATCCGAGGTGAACGAGGAAAGGTTTACGGTCACCCATATATCAATCATCGACGCATCGCCGATCTTTGGTCTGCTTATCTGGGTATCCCGATACCACCGGATCAAGTCGCGGTCTGTATGGCTCTCGTCAAAATCAGCAGAATCGCCGAGACACCGGGTCATCGAGGTCGAGACGGTTACGTTGACGGAGTGGCTTACCTTTCACTCGCTGCCATGCTCGCAACAGTCGATCCAGAGGAATTCGATGCCTATTAGAGCCAATCACGACTCAAAAATCTGGTGCGACATCTGTAAACTCAGGTTCGGGAAGGTCGGTGGTGAGTGGCATATTCGCGCCATGACGCCGGCTCGCTGGATCGTCATTAGTGAAACAAAGGAGCGAAGGGGTCGCATGAAGGCTTACTGCCAGCCATGCGCGAACGAAGCGCAAATGGATGGACAAGGAAAAGTGTGGACGTTTCGAGAGCAGCTCGATTACGCATTAGGAAAAGAGGAATTAGATGGGATTCAATCTGAATGATTACGAACCGGTCGAAGATCGCTTGGCAAAGTTTTGGAACGACTTTCCACCTGGTCGCGTTGAAACGGAGTTGGTGGCACACGAAGGTAATCGCTATATCGTGGCTGCTCGACTGTATCGGGTGGACACGGATCCCCAGCCTTTCGCAACAGGGTTGGCAGAGGAGACGATTTCTGATCGAGGCGTCAATTCAACTTCGGCTCTTGAAAACGCTGAAACGTCTGCTATCGGACGAGCGTTGGCTAACGCCGGATATGCTCCAAAAGGTAAGCGCGCTAGCCGCGAAGAAATGGCAAAAGTAGCAAGGGGCGACACGCCGATTGTTTCACATCCGTTCAAGCCTTCAGAAGCGGTCAAAGAGGTTCCAAACGAACCTCAAACCGTGGTCTGGGAGGATGAATCCGAGACGAAGGCATTTCAAGACACAACCGACATCGCAGCTGCTTTCGGCGGTCAGGTAGTCGGTTTGAAGTGTAAGCATGGCGAGATGCTGCTCAAAGAAGGCACATCGAAGGCAGGGAAGCCCTATCACGGATTCGTCTGTGGCGCTAAGTCAAAGGCTGAACAATGCGAAGCTCGATGGGCGAAGCAAGGCAATAACGGTCAATGGGTGTTCGAGGATCGAGCTGCCGGATGGTAGAGGATCGAACCGGTGACCCGAATCCGCGTCCGGTGACGTGCGATTGGTGCGGTGTCCGGCTGGTCAGTTATGCCGGAGTCCGAGTCCAAATGGCTGAGCATGATCCGCTTGACTATAACTGGGCGTGTGAAGGCTGCTTTGAAAAAATCCGTCATGGTGAACTATGAGCAACGCATCGAGGAGGCAACGTGGTCGGGAGACTGAGAAGATTTTTGCGGATTATCTGGTTCGTAACGGATTCAAAACCGCTTATGTTACGTCTATGGCTGCTAGTGGCAGCGATGTTCTGGGTGTCGACGGCGTGGATTGGGAAGTCAAGGCTAGACGCGGATTGGTCATTAGCGAGACTATGGCTCAACTGCGCAGACGCAGACGCGAAACCGGATTAGGCGTTGGGATTCTTAGACTCGACAAACAAGGCGAAAAAGCCGTGGGTGATTGGGTTGCCATCCTTACGGCTGACGATTTGATTCATCTACTCAAGGCGGCTGGCTATGGCAATAAATAACATTACAGGAAACGAATACTCGGATGAATGGTTCACTAAGCAACACGTCGTTGATCTAATAGTCGAACTATTGAAGCCGTCAGGTGTGATCTGTTGTCCTTTCGATTCCAATCAATCGCTATTCGTGACCGCGGCTCAAAAACAAGGAAAAGCCCTTTACGGAATGAAAGATTGGCTGGAATCTGATTATTCGTATGATTACCTAATGACCAATCCGCCGTTCTCGATAAAAACTAAGGTAATTGAAAAAGTCGCCAAATCAGGCAAGCCGAGCGCGTTAGTTTTACCATTAGACGCGATAGGTGGTCGAGCAAGACATAAAATCTTTGCCGAATGGGGTTATCCAGCGATTTACGTGCCTGCTGGTCGCATCGAATACGTCAATCAAGAAGGCAAGAAACAACCCGGATCGTCGTTTCATTCAATTATTATGTTATTTCACA